ATTGTGTTTCCGAGTAGTTTTTCTTAATAGAGGCAAGATAATTATTAATAGACTCCAGCCCCGAGCCATGGCTGATTACACCAGTAATAATCGTGTTAATGATCCAATTACAGGATTCGATCGGTTATTCCTCACCACATTTCATCGTCTGAATCATCATCATCTGTGATATCTTTCTGATCTATCCATACTTTATGGAAATCACTGCCTGACCATGCTTTGTAAACTTGCTTCATAGTCAGATTGCTCAACCCCTTTAGGTCTTTGACAGATTTCATGATCCTTTCTTTCAGTCGAGGATCAAGAGTTCTGAAGCACTCTTCCAAGATGTCTTGGGATCCAAGCGGATTAGTTCTCAGGTCAGAATTTAACATGAGGGTTATCTGCAGCCTCTCGAATTCCTCTTTTAGCTCGCTTCGGACCCTCACCTCCGCATCCCCACCATATGCTTTAAGACGATGCCCTCGGAGATCATCCTTCTCTTCATTCATGATATGGCGTATTGCATACTCTGTGCGATTCTGATCACCAAACCACGGGGCAACCACCTGCATCATATCTGATGTATTGTGCTTGAAACCTAGTGACATACAGATGGACCCTCCCATCGTCACCAATGGGTGTTTTGTCGTTGCTGTGACCAGCTTCGATTGTATATCAGCTCTCACTTTGAAGGCCCGATCCAGTTCCTCCTGAATATTCATCTCATTTGGCGACACCACATTCATCGGATAATAGTCTGAAGCCAGGTAGGCAGTCAGCACCGGATCCATATTGTCAGATCCCGGCCATATACCTTCTACGTATGTCTCACGCCCGTGAGAACTGGACATAGGTGACACGTGTATTGTCACATTATTGAACAATAATCTGATCCAACTGATTCCGTAAATCCATGCACTCTCGTACTTGTTTGACATCTTCCATAGAATCCGTCCACCCGGTGCCAACTTCATGGTGCACAAAGTCAATAGATTTTTCCAGACTTTCCTCAAGACTGAATGATTGTGATTCTCTATGTCGCATGTAATCAGGTCCAACGTCGGTGTCTCCTCAATCAGAAGATTGATACAATGAGGATTCGTCAAATCAGTAGAAAGCGGAGTCCCACCATCTAGCACTGTCAATCTCTTTTTGATCGAGTCGCGCGCGGTCTGTGTAAGTGAAAAGATTTCGCTGGGGTAGTAATCATCGGTCCTCTGGTCATTTTCCACCCCGAGTTTGAGGCTGTTGAAATATAGAGACATGCTATCCCAAATCAAGCCGGCGCAAGACATGATCCCACCTGAACCCTCTGCCACAAATAGCCCGCATTTGGGGCTGAAAGTTGATTCCCAATTTTTGAAGATCCCAACCACTTTCAGATGAGCAGTAGTATTGAATCCGACCGTACGAAGGATGTAGTGTCTGTAATCTTTACAGACTTGAGTTTCTAAACTTCGACAGAGTCCCTGATCTTTCTTAAAGATGATATCCACAGCCTTTACCACTTTCACCTGGATGCTTGAATCTCCGTAAATAATCATAGGCTCTAATGCCGGGATAGTTGTTTCAGGGTTGGGAACGATCACTTCATCGTCCTCTCTCAATCGCAACTCGGATAGAAATATTCGAGCGTGATAGTACAATGTTCCGAGAAGCTGGTTCCCGTCATAATCATCAGGGAATGCCATCTTCCAATCCTGATCCACCCGAGCTGAGAACTGTGCATGAAGATCAACTACACTGTCCTCCATATCTTTAAAACTCCGAAGTTTGGTCGGTTCTCCGACCAGAGCTCCGAGCATCCATATGTTCTTCAGCATCACGTTCTTCTTTTGAAGGATGACTTCATACGTGCTGTCAGCGATCCAGATCGAATCAGCTAATTGATCAGGATTAGTTAGTAAGACTCGCATAGTCGAGAATATCCATCGCTTGATTGCTTCAATACTGACGACGTTGTAAAGATTAGGACTTCCCTGCGGCACAAACATCTTATGCTCCAGCCATCTTGTTAGCACCTTTCTGGTATTGAATACGCTCTTTAATGATAACCACAGGGCGTTCGGAGATATCGCAAGTCGAGATGACCACCACGCAAGGATCCCTGGGATTCCAAAAACTCGAGAAAAATACAGGTCAGATGCTGAATCCAGTAGCATGGAAGCACACAAGGCTTTCATGAAGCATCGAGGATCTGACGCACTCATCTCACTAATCAGCCCAGTCACTATGATATTTGCATCACTCTCATCCGTGATGTCCCCTATAGCTCGAGTCTTGGCGCTCCTGATGATGCCTTGTGCGACATATGCTCCGGTGCAGTACCCCAGCTGTCTTTCTAGCTTATCTTTGGGTTGTCGCTCCGCATATTGTCTCGGTCTCTCTCGCCCTTGGATCCGGGCTACTGTATCTTCTGATCGAAATCTCATCCCTCGTTGATCATAAATCAGGGGGTTCACATTCAGCCGGAGAATCCTATCAGATATGATGACTTCTGGCGGACAAGACAGTTTATCTTGAGCCATTTCTCGAACGCAGCAAGTTGTGTTGATATGAAGGTGGTATGTCAGAGTTCGTGGGACTCGCATGATGTCTCGCAGTTCATCCTCTATCATCGCAATACATGTCAGCATCACAGGTTGGTACACGACATTTGTATCGTCGACCCCAGGCAATAGTTCATTCATTCTGTCTGTCGATAACCGAATATGGCGTGTGAACCTCGGGTCTCTTCCGGTGAAGTATGAAATTTGTGTATCACCATCATCCAATCGATGGTGCATATTTGCGGCCGCAGGGGATGGGACTACAGCTTGTAAGATGTCTAGGGATACACAAGTCCTAGTCAAGGCCAGCTTATGAGCCAACTCCCATGCTTCATCTGTATCACCAAATCTCCAGATCACCAGCATAGCTAGCCTTATCGCTTCTTTGACAGGGCCGCTCGGTCTATGTGGTCTCAGCAGAGCGACTTGACTCCTCTCTTTGGTGTCTCCTCCCATATATGGCGGCAGCGATGCCCGATCCGGTCTTTCAGAGCCCATGACCTCAGCTCCCTTGGTGATTTGTGCCCATACAAATTTGTCATTTCCTGTGAGACAGTGGTCGCATCGTTCTCCATCCAATAGCATTCGCCCAGAAAATCCTTCTGTCAGGGGTGGTGTCTCTAATCCGACCAACATCCGTCCTCCGAGTAACTTCCACCAACATCGAGTTCTGAATGAGGTTGCCATTGTAACAGCACATGTCATGATGATCTCCTTATCTGCGTCCTTATCCATGAGTATCCCCAAGAATAGTAAAAACTGATCACGATCATAGTTCTGCAGCTTTTCTTTCAGATCATAGGTCAAACCTCCCCTCTGACACGCTTGTCGAATGGTAGTTTTCATAGTTTCCACGAACCCTGCAATCTTCTTTCTCTTCCCTGTTGGAAGGAGTCCCAGAACTGCTGACGCCCACCTGGGAGCAGGATCAGGAAGATCGAGTAGATGCCGAGCCATCTCCTCATCCTCTTCTCGGTAATACTCATGGAATAGCCCCCTTAACAGAGGATTGACGGATGCTGCCAGCACACTCCCTGTAGTGATACGCTCTAAGATGGTTGTCATAGATTGAGTTGATTGAATATTCCCGCTGTATGGATCAAGCCCCAACTGAATCCATGATCCATTGCCCGGTTTCTGATTGAATATACGTCTGAACAACGTCTCGGTTAAGAACCCGGCAGACAAAAGCCCCTTCAAGTCAGCGAATGATACACTCAATGGATCTCCGATATTTCGGACAAACAACCTATCCCTCAGTAAATAACAGAACCCTCCCAAGGGAGCTGGCATCCGTGCCATTAAGGCCAGAAATGCGGGAACTTCCAGGACCCCACAGTTCTTAAGGTCTTCAATCCCTGTGTTCAGGGTCAGATGGATCCCGTGAAGTATCTGCTCAGTTGTGCGGAGGGCATTCATCATGTGACATACCCTCGGTGACAGCCCTTGGGAAAGACTCTTAACAATTACTGTTGAAAGATTTGAACACGCTGATCTTGTTTCTTCTACAGTTGTCTCAGCCCATAGAGCCATTCTGGTGATTGCTTTCAATGCTTGAGGTAGGTACCTCCCATTGCGCAGAATCCTTTTCCCGAAGATCATGATGTTAGAACTCAAGACAGTTTCACGATCTTTGAGTATTTGATTGTTTTGGATTAGTCGGCGGGCCAATTCGAGCTGGAATTTTCTGGTCAGATTTGCAATATCATTCCGCGCATCGTGAATCGACATCGATGGTGGGTAGCGCTTTGTGACTGCTATGACCTGATTATCACCACATACTAATGCCATTATCTTGCAACCGACTAATCTCGCAACATCCCTGATGATAGTGATTGAAATTGTACTCCACAATTTCTGCGATAATCCTTCGATCCCTCCTGCGCAATGGCTGACTTTTATCCGATCATCGAGGTCTGCTATGGTCACGAACTGGTCGTTGCTGGGGGGACAGAACGGATCTGCCACATACACAAAATGCTCCAATAATAGTTTATGCTGCCAATGAAATAGTTCCTTCAGCCCGAAAAGATGATTGAGATCCTCTGCGATCAATGCGTTCATTTCGAACCGCTGAGATTGGCAATACTTCTTGATGTCTGTAGTAAGAAATCCTGCCAAAGTGTAGAATTGATCAGTTGTGCGGGCTTCTCCCATCGATGTTGTATTCATCTTGATGAGAGATTGGGCTATCTCTCTTTCAGTTCTGACCATTCCGTTTTCTGAAAGTAACGGTAGAATATGCTTTGATAACAAAGATTCCGCGATCACTTGCCCCCCTCTCATTTTCGGAGTCATCTTTGCAAACAATCGCCCATCTAATTTAACTTCTCGCTCTTTCAGACTGGTCGAGATGTTGACGGTTGCATCATCGAGGTAAGCCTTTGACTCTACATATTCCAAGTAGCTGTACGGATCGAAGTCTTTATCATCCAAAAAGTATGACAAGAGTCTACGGTGCCCTCTATACTGCCTGGGCTTGTACCTCATGCCCACCCATTGGTAGGAACTATCCCAGAAGTTGACTTCAGGTGCTATCGCCTTATCTTTGAAGTATATGCTGTAGTCTTCCTCGAGATCAATCTCAAAGGTTTCTTCAAATTCTAGAAGATCGATCTCGTCGCCCAATCCTTCGATCTGTTCTATGGGAATCCCTTTCCCGGTCATCCTCAGAATTGACAACCTCGGCGCCATTCTACTATCCAGCTGCACATTTGGCCAGGTACCACCATTCTTGCTGATGTACCCATTTATTATCATCACCCTAAAAGCTCTTTGATTCTGCAATAGTGCTTCCATTGTTGTACATGCATTCGCATTCATGTACTCTTTCATTTTATCTGCTGCTGGCCCTGCTTCTACTGGAGGATGGCCCCACAATCTGAAAGTGCAGAATAGTTCAGCAGCTGTCTCCAATGTAATGTCAGTTAAAAATTCCCGTAGATCGTCTACCCATTTGTCATTCCGGTGTCCCAAGTCAATAAGTGCCTGGCGGCAATTGGCCAGAGTGTCTGCAAGAAAATTTCCTCGCAATGCGACACAGTCATCGAAATTTTGGATGGCCCCCGTGAGAAGAGCCTCGACTTGTTCGACAAGTTCATACATGGATTCCTGCAGAACTTCAAAGAGACTGTCGAAATGAACTAACAGCCATTCCAATCGCATGTGTAGAAACGGTATCTGAGGCATCAACCGGGCCCCAAGATCAGCTAACCAGCGTCCTTCGACTAAATCAGTGTACATAAGGACCTGAGTCGGGCAGAGGTAACAGTGCCAATTCTCGAGGCGATTGTACAGACAAATCCATGTAGATGCAATATGGACATTCCAGCTCCTCCCTCTTAACTCTTTATAAGAATTGATCGATCTTATTCCTGGACTTAATCCCTTTTGAACGCTTCTGGCCCAATACCTCACAACATACCAAAAATCAACGCTTTTCCTATAACGTGCACCGGTTACGATTGGACGAAGATGATCCCACGTGAGCTCGAGCCTATCTGCATCACAATGGTCTAACTGTCTCAGGGCCATATTTATGTACAATGAGTCTTTTTGACTTACTGTGTCCATATTATTCAACGTCGCTGTCCATAGTCTCTTTGCCTCATCCCCAATTATGTGATCGTTTGCGCGTATCAATCGTGTATGCATAGCATAACTATTGCGACATTGTGAGCTCTTCAATGTATTCGCGTGCAGTTGTTTCAATCGTGTCGCGGCAATCAGTAGCGGGCTACCTCTGCGAATAGGGTCAGACCTCTGTCTGATGTCATAATTTGCCAGGATTGTGTTATCCCTAAGATAAAAACCAGGATCTACATCTGCGACATGACAAATAAGTCTGAGTTGATTCCGGACTATCGGACTGCACAGATGCACTTCCGGATAGAGAATCGTCCTTGCATCTATAGCTTGGGTATTTATATCAAATGGATCGTCCAAGACGAACCCGTCCATCGTGCTTACCTAGTTTTTCTTAATAAACGTGAAGACCCTGCTGGGCATAATTCCGAATCTCATTATTTTACATTTAAGGCCTGGATCAAGATACCTCGTACAATCTCCATTTACTGCAATGCATAATCATTCCCCACCAGCCCCAATGGTTTCGGTTCATCTCCGTAAGTACATCCCATAGCGAACACCTTATCCGCTGATTGGTATTTTGTTATCACCACAGCAGACAAGGTATTAGCATATGCTGCCGAGACTCTGATTGTGGGGAAATTCCCTGACATCACGCAGTCTGTTTCATCGTTCGCACATTCCACTAGAGTGATGTTGTTCCTAAGTCCGAAGAATGTCCTTTTATTCCGTGTCGTATTCCTTCCCTCGAAAAAACAGGCATTCTCGCTATGTCTGAGCCTGGATAATTCTGGATCATCCCACCATGCATGCATTGCCAAGATCTGCCCTGGTTTCTCTGCCGGCATCAATGTCCCGAACGTCCATTGCCTTACTACAATGGAATAACACATACCCTGTACTTTGAATCTATTAGCTGGTATCGGATCGTTACACAGATATCCTCCCGCAGCATTTCCTAAAATCACATCTGCATTATCTCCCCAATACCCCGAACCTTCAAAGAAAACTGTATCATCTTCGAAATCGATCAGATTATTGCTGAACCAGTCGGTACTATTGGACATCATGCAAAGTACTCGGCCAGATATTCCTAAAGTAGAAATAAAGACACACCCGTATCGGTCACCAAATCCAACATAGGTACTAATAATGCGGCTAGTTGAACGCCAGTGTTTTGTAACGCTGAGTCCGGGGTCCATTCCTGACTCTGATGAAGACTCCGGTTGGCTTGTCATCGTGATTGCTATATCCGTTATTTCTCTGTTGCTCCGTCCTAGCCAAGCGACACTCATGACCATGAATTTGGTTACGAAATGTTCTACTCGGACGAACCCGAAGTTGGGGTATGGCATTAGAGCTATAGATTCTCTAGTAGGGATCCGGTACTTTACAGCCAAAAACCGACCTCTGTAATCAATGTTAGTAAATTGAATCGGTTCCACATATGCAGCTGCAACCCGGCCATAGACACGACCACTCTGGTAGCACAATGCAGGTCGGTTCAATAGGGATTCACTCATTCGCTCAATCCGGTTAGATGCCCCCACAACATTATTGATCAGGATATTCTCAAGTCTACCGACGTCTGCTGCTGATGCGCATTGGTAGGTGGGACATGTCGGAATGGCCGGGGTTGGACAGGTGAAATTGATTGCATCGGGGTTCCTTAGATTCACGCCATAAATGTACCCGGTCAATGCAAAGGAAAATGATGCTATCATAATTCCTGTCATGACCAGGTTGATGGCAAAATTGAAGACCTCAAAACGCAACATGATGTACCTGTATTTGACACTGATCGGAACTCCGTTCTCGTCGAATTCGTACTTTTGTACTTGCACGGTGTATGGGTTATAAATCTCCATATAAACCAGGCGTACCTAGTTTTTCTTAATTTACGGAAAGGTAATTGATTGTTTGGCTCTTCATATTATCCCACGGGAACTATCCAGTTAGTGATATTACTTATGATTTGTTCAGTGTTGGTTCTGTTCCTCCCATGTAGACGTTTGATTGTGGCTACATGTCCAATTCTCTGATATCCACTGAAGAAACATGGTGGATAGGATTATCATACGCTGCATCGGCAGCCTTATTTCTCTTAAAAGGCACCGCTGGCATCTTCCCTTGTGCTTTATTCCACAGCCATGCCCCTAGAGCCACAAGCAAAAGTACTAACATCCCAGTAATTCCACAACCTAATGCCACCATAGTCTCCACAGAAGATCCCTTCCCATCACTGACTCCTCTCAGCGCTTCCTGGGCTCGCTTAAGAGCCTCCTCCGATTTTGACAAGGAATCTTTGATAGAGTCCATGGCAGATACATCGATGAAACTGATGTTTGCAGCTGGGACATGAGGAAACACTACGGTCTTATTGGAAACAAAATAACCAAGATCTTCAGGCGTGATTCGATAACGATCTCCATTAATCGTAACCAACCCGCAATCAGCGCTCAAGTAAACCAATCCGCGTTGAGCTGTCCCATCCTCGCATATGCAACTCAATGTAGTACAGTCCGCCAGAATCCCCTCCGACAGCAGCACAAAACTACTACCACTGGAGGGTTTTTCCCAAACACAGGTATCAAGTGCGCCGTTCAGACACTGATCTAATTTCTCGTTAAATGGAGATAACGGTGATCCTTCGCATCCTAGCCCGTTGTATCTCGGTGTGCACTCTGATCCGGGTGAATACCACGCCGAGTTTGATCTGATGACATACCGTGGCAGCGACACCCTAGCCTGTTCTGGGGGTGAACCGATGGGAAACATCAGGGATGTTGTTCGATAGACCAGCGCACCAGGGATTGCATTAACTGCTTTAATCGACACCAGAAGTAGCACGGTCAATGTCTCAGGATCATATTCCATCAGCTGAATCGAGATTAATCCCTCCATCGCACTCCGCATCAGGTCATCATTGGTACTCTCAATTTTAAGCCCGGCTTCAAGCCCATCACGCAGCGCGCTACTGGCTAACAATGCTGAACTGTGAGGTTCGAGCGGACTCTCTAGAATAGGAGAGTATGTGATCAACCAGCGGTTGAATAGAGATGCCAGTGCTGATCGCATATTAGCTTTGGAGACCTCACAAGTAAGATTGTCAATTGCCGGGATGATCTCCTCATTGATTCGCTTCGCTAGATCATTCACGATGATGGTCAACCCTTTAGTCGCATCCTTTAGGTTTTCGACAGCATTTAGAGTCTCTGACATCGCTGTTCTAAGCTGTTGAATGTCCCGCTTGTTCTTATATGCCGTATCAAGAGCGACTCCAGCCGTGATTGCCGCACCGGTTGCTACACCCATAGCAGCCACCCCAACTATAACACCCGCAATTCTGGTCCCTTCCTTCGGCCCCATTAATTCGTTCCTTAGATTGTTGATCTGGGAGAAGGGTGATAGAGTTTGACGAACATCACTGAGGAAAGCATCGATCACACTAGCTCCACAAGCATTTGGTGTTATTCCCGCCTTCGGGATGATAGGGATCATGATTTGGAATGTGCGGCTGACTTGTTCTGTATAGACCCCACCTGCCCTCTCCAATACAGTTCCTGCAGTTAACATCCGAGTATGCAATCCCTGACCATTCCCACATGATACTAAATACAGCATCAGCACCATCTTCAACGTCTTGCAGATTTGCGTCATGATGAGCCCTCTGCTGTACAACCTCCAAAATGTAAAATTCTGGCGTACCTAGTTTTTCTTAATTCATCTGCTTCTAGATTACTTATGTTCGATTGTGTGATCCTTTATGATATGTGCAACGCTTAAATCCGTGTTGTGATTCTTCCGATGTGCCATGATTTGTGCACCAGTCTAGCACTGGAGACGCAATCTATATCTCACCCTCAATTGATTAAATGTCCTGATAAAGAAAATTTACAATATCGCAGAACACCAATATATTTCTAGACCATTCCTGGAGAAGTTGTTTATATAATATTATATTAGCGTCCATAATTTTATGAGCATCTTTAATCATGTTCTCTATGACGGCCTCATCATGCATGCTGTATCCCTCTAAAGACGAGCAATTAGCGCTTTTTCCCTTTAGTCGATCTTTTGAGGATCGCAACAGGACCAGCCTCGGCTGCTTCCTCCAGTTCCTCTATAGCGCTGTTGACCAGGATCGCGGTGGAAGGCTGGATCGGGGTTGCACATGCGCTAACACGCGTGATTCTCATTCGTCCGAGACAGAGATGGAAATTGACTGCAGGACACGTGTCAGCCATAGACATCACGATATGAGATTTCCCCTTCGTGTAGAACTTAATGGCTGGGGCTATCTCACCCATCAGGATGACATGAAGGCTAATTCCATGGATCGCCCCAAGAGACACCTTAGGATTAGCATTCTTTATCACCCGCAGAGCTTCCAGCATGTCCTCTTTTAACAACCCTTTCCCAACACGCCAACCTAGGGGGATCTGGACGGTGCTAGTGGTCGAATCATGTCCAGTCAGAGACCCTAGGCTCATCTCCACAATCAATTTCATGGCAATCAGCGGATGCTTCTCGACCTTCTTGAAATACATCGGTTTCCAGATGGTCAATGTAGTTGGGATCCTGGTATAGATCACGCAGACTACCTTGCATCTCAGGCTCTCTGTCATGGTAAACTTGTGGATATCCGGGCAGAACTTTACGGCGTTGTACATCATCACCTTCTTCCCAGCCGGATACAAATCTCGCGCTGCACCATTGACATAATCCGGATGGATTGCAACATATTCAGCCTTCCTCATCATCCTGACAACTGTGAAGACGGTCTCTTGCACGCCTTTTGTGAAAACGGCAAAGTCCAGAGGGGTGTCAATCACGCCAAGAGGAAACCGCGACTGGATATGGGGTTTGTCTCGGTTGAATCGCTCTCCAGCGAAGATCACTCCAATTGCAAAGACGGACACTTTGTCTCCGGTATCACCGCCATATGGATTCAAGATGGCAAATGATTTAGCTCGAGAAATCTCCTCCCTAGATCCGTCCTGATGATCGTAGAGGGTCTTCGACAACTCCACCTCCATGATTGGATCGGTCCAAATGATCTGCAAACTATCTACTGTATAAATCAGGCGTACCTAGTTTTAATTAATTATATGCAAGTGATCAGGGGAATCAGAGTGTACACCTTTATTTCGAATCACTTTTATTCCAATCAGATTAATCGGGATTTTCGCGTGTCATGACTTGCATTCGATGTTTCACATTCGGCATCGATCGATATGACCTTCCCAACAAGTACGGAGTGCGAATTATCGATCATGTAGGATGGAACTCGAACCACCCCCGTAACAGAGAGATATCTGGTGCCGATGAGCCTCATCATTAAACGTTCATCCCCCGGAATCAACATTCGAGCATTCGAATCGGCCATCAACTTCCCGTGCGGCATTATTTCTGCCTTCTTACCGAGTAACTCATATCGTGCGTTTTGCAGGTTATCAATCAACAATGTTGTTTTGAATTCGACCAATGTTCTTCGTCCAGCTCCTGGTCCCCCTTTCGGGGCGGAAGGCACACTGGACAACAGAATATTGAAAATTACCATACTTGCGTACCTAGTTTTTATTGATAGAGAGCGATATGATTTGTAGAAGATTAGCTGGGATTTACGATTTGGTCATTTGATTGGTGATAAGTAGATGCAATTATTATCATAGATCAATTCGACTGAATCAACGGGTAGTATGCCCCAGGGACGCTTCTGATGCGACAACCTCTTCAACCTGCTCACAGAAGGCTGTCAGATTGAAGTCATCATCGCGATTGCGGAATCGTGATGATAGTTTCCCCTTCGTTTCAGGATCAACCACTGATTTCAGAAGGATGCTAATCCGTTCGGTGATTGACATAGATGAAGGTTGTCCGTATGAAGGACGCAAGTCTTGATCCGCCAGGTCGGTGAATCTGCCCTTGTGCTTCATGGCATCTCTCAGGGAATTGATTTTAGGATTTTCTGCGTTGACTGCAGATAGGTGCTCTTTCATTTCCTCATCGACATCGGATGCGAACCACCGTGAACTCTGATGCCCGTCGATGGCGGGGTTGGCACAAGTCAGAGATGCTCGAGACAAGAGACTTGTCAATTTAACCATGCTTGCCTCCATAGTAGCCAGCGTCTTATCGGCAGCGGTCCTCCCTTCAAGGAGGGTAATCACCCTGGTCAGCATCCTGGTTTGCTCCCGCTGCGCACTCCTGACATTATTCAGCGTATTTTGGATTTGTCCCAAAGCAGCTCTTATCGGGCTGTTACCATCTTCGAGATCCTCCAAACCAGGCTCATCCTGACCGTCGACATTATCGCCTTCTAGAGCATCACCCTCCAATTTTCCCTCTGTCACACGACTTGTCATAGTCAAGCTTTCCTCATTCCCGTCAGAGTCCGTGGCCCAATCATCATCATCATCCATATCCGCAGGATCTGTGCTCTTAGGAGTTCGGGTCTCGGTCTCGCTGTACATCGGTGGCGGACCAAGAACGGCAATCGTGGGCCATTGTTTATCTCCCGGGATCAATGATTGGGTCACAGTCACAGGGACATCGCTCTTCTTCCCAATCATGACAATGGATTTGCTCGATCCTGGCAGACCTAAGGGTCTCTCTGCTGACTCCGGCTCTTCATCAAAGGTGATCTTCTTATAGGCCTTCTTCCTGGTCAGAGCCTCGTCCATTGCGGCGGTATCCACTTCCTCTTCGATGACGAATTCATCCTTAGATGGACCACCTGCAAAGAGCTCGTTCACTAACCCGCGTGTTGAAGGCTTTAGCAGTGCTGCTCCGGTTAGTGTGCCCTTTGCATTCTTAATTCGATTTCCTTCAATACGCGGTTCGAATGTCGCTGCCAAGATATCATCTCCTGAGGCCTCTGCCAAAGATTCGGCTTGAGCTAGGTCTTCTCCAGGATTCAAGAGTTCATCAAAGTTAAGTGAGAGATCTGCTGACTCCATGATATTGTAGCTTGAATCGATCGAGTTTAAACCGTAAGTTAATCCTTATTGCAGTTAGCAAATGGGAATTGTACAACTGGCGTACCTAGTTTTATTTAATAAGAGCGTCATGAAACAGTTTCAGAGCATGTTGCTATTGAGTCCGGGCCGTATCATCCAGATCATTCTCACCGTTTATCAGACTCTCCGTGCGGACCGTAGTGATTGGCGCTCGGGTCACCGCACTTTCATCGTCTGAGCCCTCCTCTTTTTCGATCCAGCTGACATGAGCTCTTGTTTTATCACGACGCAGACGACTGTAAGCCTCTCCATCGTTAGGATCATCACATATCAATGACACCTCGGTGCGGAGCACAACCCGGCGTTTATGACCGAGTGCATTGCCAATAAGCTCTTGAAAATTATCCGCAGCTGCCAAGACGTTATAACACAACATACAGAGCTGATCGCTGCAACGAACAGCATAACACTCAGCAGTGTGTACACGTCGTCGTGACATCTCTGCATAATGGATCAGATCTCAACTATAGAGTTACAAACAGGCGTACCTAGTTTTCTTTAATAGTCATGGTGCATTGTTGATTTGTGAATGTGCTTTAAATCAGATCTAGAATCCCTTCACCCATTCTTTTAACCGTTTGTATCTTTCCTCCGGATCATCTGACGCATTGGCAATCTCTCGGATCATCTGTTCCATTTTGCCCTGCTCGGTGCTCTCTCTGTCCTGTTCGGTCTCATGTTGTTGCAGGCGAGTGAACGTGATCTGGCTCACTCTCACCACTCCAGGAGTAATGTTCTTACCAGCTGAGAACACCTTAAGCCAACCCTTGTCATCGACACCCCAGTCGTTCATGATTTCATTCCTGAATACTTTCATTAGCGCAGGAGTACTAACGTCAAGCTTGAACTCTCTTCCATATGGATCCAGCTCCAGCGTGACATCTCTCACGGCTCGCTCTAGCAGCTCCCGATCCACCCCCTCTTTGCATACGCGGTTGACAGTTCCCATTGGATGGTAACCGCCACGCTTTCTCAGATCAAGATGGAGACTCACTAAGACTGACATGATCTCGATTTTTCAATGACGAAGGCTTATAATCACCGGGCGTACCTAATTTTATTTAATTGGTGATCACTGCTTTGATTTACTAGAAATGAATTTGTAGTGTGATTATTGATTAGTAAATCCTTGTCAATATACCTTGATTACTCTCCCTCTGCTGTTCTATTCTGGGCAGCTTTGGTCCCGAGTGCTACCCATGTATCATTCAGCGGAAAGCTTGTCTGATAATCTGCCAGGGAGGCTTCTTCCACTCGGCCTGCTCCAATTGCGAAACTGAACAGTTTCGGGAATTTGGCCGGGTTCATCAGTGTGGATTCAGCCCCTCCGACATAGAACATAAAGGCAGACCTCGCCCCTCCCTCGATCAGGAGCTTCCTAGCAGTTATATAGGATTTGATCTCTGATCCTAATCCTTTCTCAGCTCTCAGCTCAGGGTATCCGGCTTCGATCGCATATTTCTTCACGAGCATCAAGGGTGTCATTCCCTGATTTCTCAGGTACATTGCCTGGGCACTCAACGCTGTGACAATTTCGTCCCGTGCTGGTGCTCCCAAGCAGAAAATCAGGACCTCAATCATAGCTTGCCGAGCGACCAAAGATTCGTTAAAAGCAGAAACAATTACATCTAGTGCCTCCTTCCCGAATCTCGCAGCACGCGGTGCATCTGTCCTAGACTCTCCTGCAACAAGCTTATCGATTTTCGCAGCTGCCCACTCTACAGCCCGATCAAGGTTGGTGACTGATTTTGCAAATCCAAAGACGATCTGTCTGAATACGAATGCATTCATCCGGGAGTTCCACTCTGCATCCTCATTCATCTCCGGGCAAATTTGACTCAGGGCTTTGGCCGAATCTCTCAGTCTAGCAACCCAACTCTCATCCTTGCTGTCAACTGGTTTCACATCTAACATCAGGTAATCCCGGGTAAGTCCAATCTTGTTTTCTGGATCTGTCCATCGGAGTTTGACATAGGTCGGGACGGCAGCAACTCTATTCGCGATGAGGGTAAACAATCCCGAATCAGATCCGAAAATCAGATTCAAAATGCTTAAGATGGCAGACAGTCTACTCCCCTCCGACTTTTGAACCATTGCATAGGCAAGCATCATTGTCACGAAGTAAAAGCGGTGTCTAGCATCACGATCTGGGGGTAGGACAAAGATACGGACTCCGATCTTCACAGGTGCCACATTGGAATTCGCGGGTGGAACCTTGAATTCGTTCTCATCCGGCAGAGCACAGGCGGCATCGAGCAATCTCTCAGAATGAGTGGCCATGGTTAGAGTATCTATTACTTTTGAAAGGTTCTTTAGAAATAGTGAATTTCAGGCGTACCTACCTCTTCTCGTAACGTTTAACCGGACCACATGCATTCTTTTGTGG